TTCAGTACTAGCAGCTTCATCTTTATATCCACTCACGGGAATATCTCTTGGATCTAAACAAATTAATTTGCAATCTGGTAATGTTCTTCTTATTAATTTGGTAGATAGTCCATTCCATACACCGGATTCAACTACCACTTTCGGTTTATATTTATTTAATATAAACCACAGTGTAAATAGATCGGGAGCTCCCATTCCACCATTATTATTTGAAAACTCACTTACCCATATATTTTTTACAAAATAGTTAATATCATCATTATTAAATAATAATTTATCCATGGCTATAAGTATTACACCGATGTCATTTTTATATTATAAATTTTATATATTTATTTATTGAAGGAATTATTTATACAATATATGTTCTATCATATTTTTCCAACAGTTTTTACTATGTACGTTTCTTTGATACCATTCATAACATGATTTTGACATTTTGGTCCATTGTTCTTCATTAATATTTGCCAGTTTTTCTTTCAATTCTGTGGGGTCCTTGATTGAAATATAATGCGTATTTTCAATTAGTGGTTCCATATAAGAAGAAACAGTGACTTCTGGTGTTACGATAGGAACCGTTCCAAAAGCCATTAATTCCACTTCACGATGACATTTGGAACCATATCCTCGTAAACATAGTCCATATTTCGATCCGCGCAATTTCATCAAATATTCTTCATGACTGAATTTATGTTGCTGTCCTTTTGTACAATGATATTCAGTTAAAACAGTCTCCCACGAAGCATTTGTCTTACGAAATTTCTCTTGAACACTATTCTCAAAATTGCCTATAAAAATGCTTTCAATGGTTCGTTCGCCATATGACAAAACCCCATTGATTTTAAGAACTTTCTCCAAAAGCATTGGTTTTCTAGGCCAGAAAATCCACGGACTAATGTTCATGTTTGGTATTTTGCTTTTTATTTGTTGACCTTCTACATTAACATCTCCATTTCCTAGTAACATCAGTGAACTAGTCGCAATTTCTTCATTGCACCATTCTAATGTGGGGCGGTCATAAGTTAAAATATTCGGCTCTAACCAACAATGAATTGTTTTATCGTCGTATTTTATCTCCACATCTTTATTTTGAAGCTTCATTAGTAGAGGCAATTCTCTATAACTGTCGTTGTTATGATTACCCAATCCTTGAATCGGTTGTTTGGGTATTTTCAAAATCCATTTATTATGAATTATCCTGTATACAATCGCTAATAATTTATACAACTTGGCTGTTTTTAAATTATGGATAATAACATTGTTAAAATCTTTAACACGCGCGTCTAAAAAATGAGTATGAATAAATTTCAAGGGTTTGTTTTTATAATATAATTTATCATTCGGTACACAAGTAACATTTTTTGCTATTTGTGCTGGGGTTTCTTCAGACAATAGTAGGCGCCAACATTGTAAATTATAATTTTCACCAAATTCAAATTTTGTATATTTTTTTGCCAAATCTTCAATCGATGCTTGGTCAAAATAACGGGATTTTTTTGTAAACTCTATCCAATCATTTGGAACATTTTTATTTTTAGTCCACAACATTCCACCATTATAAAATCCATATTTATCCATATATTCTTTTTTAATGTAATGAGGTGAAACACCAATATCTTTTGAAAAATCTATATCACCAATTGTATCTGTAACTACTATATCACTATCTAAAAATAGAGTATCTGTTGTATTTTGTAACGCATATTTAATAACAGTTGCCTTTGCCATTTGAAATTCACCCCAAATTCCTTTTCTGGTCATAATGTCACGATTCATACCATCGTATTTATCCAATTCAACAAACCATGTAATTTGTAATCGTGGTTGAGGTGTCATATTGTCAACAATCGTTTTTGTTTTTGTATCACACAAAATAAACATTTTTTCGTTCGGATGAAATAGTGATAATGATAATAATAATCCCACTAATTCAAACGCACAATTTGAAGTACATATAGAAGAAAAACTACTTGGTTTTGACATATATTGTATAATATATTATTGACTTTATATCATACAATATATTAAAAATAAAAAATAAGTGAAGTTATTTAATATTTTTACCTTTAATCCTCTCCAAGTCGCGTTTAACGATAGTTGCACAATATGTACGCATTTGACTGATATTTTTATTGAAGTCATCACCACTTTGGTATTGCTTATTGTTTATATCATATCTTGGTTGTCCACCTACATTCAAGCATATATGCTTTTTTAATGGATAAAACTGTTGTATACCTCGATATACTTGATTAATCCAATCATCGCAAAACCAATTAATTATTTCAGGAGGAAAATAATATCCAAATAAATCCATATGTTTTCGAGAAACAAAACTTTGAGTTAGTATGCGTGCATTATTATTAATCGGACCAACTAATCCAATTCCATTTGAATGTTGAAGTGTACGTACACAATCGTTTATCCAACCCTTCGTTTTAAATTCAATATCATCACCACATTGAAAAAAATAGTCACACCCGTCGGAATATGCCGTTTTAAATAGTTGGTTCCACATAACAGTCAAATGTCCTTTTGCTACATTTTCCATATAATGAAATTCAATACTAGTGTTTTTCATGACGGAACAAAACCGTTTCAGTTTATTTTTGTTATCTTCGTTGTCATATACCGTATCATTCCGGTCGATTCCAATATAAAAGACATATATATGTTCTTTATCGTAAGTAAGCAAAAAGCTTTTTAATGTATGTTTGTACAAATAGGATTCTTCTATTGTAGTCCAGTCTCTATTTTTTGAAGTAGATGGTATTAATATTCCAATTTTCATATTATAGCTGTAATATAAATAATAATATGAAAGTCTTTATTATTATTTATTATTCATATTATTCATGCTAACTATCATTTCTTGTTACTTCTACTCATTGTCCGGTTCATATTGAATATTGAATTATTATCTGGTCCCCGACGATTACCTATACGAATTTTATTTCCATTTCGAATATCATATATTTCACTAGTTGTCACCATTTCTTCTCTTTCACACGAGAATTCTGTTATGTTAATGTATTCGCCTACAATAGTTGTCTTCAAATCTCTTATAACATTTAATCCATAAGGATAATTAGGATTCATTGCCGATTTAAGTTCATTTCTATTTATTTTTCTTTGAAACCCATCGTTAAAATGTAAAATGGATTGAGAGGTAATCGGAAAAAATACACTCCTGTCTATATTTAACCTATGTTTTAATGCTCGTATCTGAATTAAATTATCCTCTTGGGCCCATCCCCATAAATTTGGAAATCCATTTATTTTCTCGAAATCAGCCCCGGTAATGGAAAAAATGCCACCCAATGCATATTTAAACCCATAAAAATGTTTTATTGTACCATTAGTTGTTTCATACTGTAACATATTTTTCTTATAAGGCATGGTATCTACATCATGAAAGACAAAGGAAATATTTTTATAGTCGTTGGGATACTTTTCTTTCATAGTAAGAAATCCAATATTTTTAACAGCACCTCGATTAAATGATCGTTTATCACATTGGTGGGAAAAATAGATTTCATAATCTTCGGGCTTATAATCTTCTAAAATATGTTTCATGTAAATAGTAAAAAAATGTTTATGTTCTACTCGATCTCGATAGGGAATTATGAATATTATTTTAGGAGGCATCTTCTAGTTAATACAAATATTTTAATTATGTATATTTATCCAATACTGCTTTGGGAATTAATTTATCATGAATTGGTTCTAACTTTTTAAAACATTTGTTGATTGTTACTTCACTAATTTCACTTACTTTATTCACATCGCGTTTTGATATGTTTAAACGACACATCTGAGCAATAAAATACACAATACCAGCTGCAATGGAATGAGGAGTGTTTTCGGGAATTATATTATTTTTTTGAATTCGCATGGCTACAAAGATGGAGCATTTAGTAAGCTCTTTGTTAATATTTAATTTACTACAATATCTTTCAATGAAGTCTTCTGGTTTTGTTTTACATAGAGTTGTTTTTTCATTATTGTTCATTTCAGATTCAATCTCGTTTAATATAGTGGTAGCATTTTTACAACCCTTGGTAGCACTCGTATTATCTAGTGTAAATATAGTAGCAATTTCTTTTGCTGTTCTAGGACAATCATTTGTCCTACATGAAATATAAATGGACGCTGCAATAATTCCATCACGATTTAATCCTCTAAATGTCTTGTGTTCAGATATTTTTTTATGATATCGCAATGCCTCATCAATGATAATTTTTGGTATCCCCGCATTGTGAGCAATTATAGTAATACGTTGGAATTCATCATATTGTGATTTTTCTTTGTATGGCATAGATTGCCACTCTGTATATCTTCTTATTTTTCTCATTTCATATGATGTAGAACCTTGACAGATCACCTTACATCCATAAGAAGATTCCTTAAGAAGTGGATTCACAGGCATACCACATCTTGTAGGGTCGGAACCATGGGTATCTTCTGCGCCATAATACCTCCATTCAGCTGTATGGTCTAAAGAATCTTTATAAATAATGCTACATTTTGGATTTGAACAAGCTAAAAACCCATCTTCAGTTATCCTTACTGAAGATTTACATAGTTCGCAATTTTCTCGTTGACCACCACTGCGATATACACATTCAATCGGTTTTTTGTCAATGAAATTATTCTCTATTTGTGTCCATAATTCTTGTTTCGATTTAGAAGCTTTCTTCTTCTTAGTTAATCTCTCAGTCATAATGTATTTAAAACTGTTTTCTAGATTTAATACTATTCAATTTTTATTTTTAATATTCAAATGTGTACAATTATGTCATTTTTAACTTAATTCTTAAATTTGTTATTATTTTCTATATATATATTTAATATGCAAGGTATAGCAGTATTTCAAGGAAAATTAAAAGGTAGTTATGTTTCCTTTTATCAAGATAATTCTCAAATGCCTGTTAAAATAAATGTTCACATTAAAAATGTAACACCAGGAAAACATGGTTTTCATATTCATGAAAAAGGAAACTTATTAAAAAATGACTGTTCTGAATGTGCTGGACATTGGAATCCATATAATAAAAAACATGGAGGGTTACAAGATAACAACAGTCATGCTGGCGATTTAGGAAATATAATAGCAAACGACACAGGAGAAATTAAGACTCATATATCTACTGACAAGCTCACTCTCTATGGAAAATATTCTATCTTTGGCAGGTCTATTATTGTACACGCAGATGAAGATGATTTAGGAAAGGGAAATCACGATGATTCATTGATTACTGGTCATGCTGGTAAAAGATTAGATTGTGCTATAATTGGACATTCTTAATATACATGGATGAATAATGAATCGTAATTTAATATTTATTTAACATATACATGGGTGCTGGACAATCATCATCGTCAGAAATGCCAATAAAAAAAACATTATCATCAACTATAGATTATATTGCTGCAAATTACATATTATCAAGCAATTTCCAAGATTTAAAAAATCTAACAAATCAAGAATACTGTAAAAATTTAGTGATCTTAACTTCTGATGTAATTAATCAATATTTAACTACAACTGAAATAGACTTCTTAAAACAAAGATTAGAAGGAGATGTCGAGACAAATACTATGACAAAAGCAACAGTTGCTTATTTTAATAAAAACAAGATTGGCAAAATGGATGTTAAAAGTGATTTGAAAAAAAAGAGAATGTGTATTGGGATTGCCAAATATTATATTCAAATTTTTCATATATTTAATGCTATTGCGCACACAATTAATCCTAGATATACATGGAAGGACCAGTTCGGTTCTACTGTATCAGTTGATTATGAACACAGAAAAGACATCCCAGAAGGAGCTAAGCCAATTTTGTCGAAATCTAACTTATGTAGTAATCGATTAAATGCTCTTATGAAGGATAATACTATAATAAACGCATTAGAAATGAATAATAAGCGTAAAACAGTTGATGTATCTACAAAATTTTGTAATATGAATGTAGATAAAGATGGAGCTTCAAAAACTATGTTAGACGAAGCTGGTATACCAGAATTAGAAACCTTATACTATGATGTATATAATTATAATACTGGTAAATTTACTTCCATGTCACCTGAAATGACTAAAGAATATAAGAAAGATTTACAAACATTTTATACCATTTTTACCGGAAATAAAGAAATGCCATCTACTATTACTAGTTTTACTCAAATTCCTCTTCGAGAATTTCAAAAGACAAAATCATGTCAAAATGGCAACTTTTCAAAAACATATTCAGGTACATTAAAGGAACAATTGTATTTGGATTATGCGAAGAATTTAAAACTCATGGTGACAAATACAAAGAATAACCAAGATACCCTACTTAATATTATAGATCAGTTGTTTGTTTTTACAGTTGACCCACAAGACCCAAATAATAAACTTATTGTAATAAATCCAAAGTTAAATAATAAATTATTAAGTAAACTAGTGAAAGATACGAGAACCAATATTCTTAAATTATACACCACTTGCGAGAGTGACTTCTTCAATGGACTAAAAATATTTGAATCCATAGTTGAGAAACAAATCAAGGATACTGGTATCGCTCAAATAAAGAATTTAGAGAACCAAATTGAAGAAACTATTTCACTCGACGCAAGTAGACCATTGGACCAACAACAACAGCAACAAGGCCAACAACAAAAACAATCTTCCTGGTTTAATTTTTAGTAGATATGTGGATAATTATGATACTACACTATCCAAAGCAAATTATAACAACCAATAATACAATGTTCTTACATACATTGTATTATTGATAGATATGGTACATTCAAATATACACATTACTGTTCTAGACATTTGAAGGTCTAAATATCATACATATTCTGATTTTATTTCATTGCTTAAATAAGTATGTTTTCCGATTGCTTTAACAATTTTATTCGTTTCTTTCTGGTCATCTTCAATATTTGTCATGGAATTAAATATTAATTTTGTCATCTTAGATTGTAAACCTTCATCGGTATTCCACCCATTATTTGCATCTTGCCATTTATTAATCATTGTCCTTTGTTTAAGTGATAATTCCTTAATACCTTTTAATAAAAATATCAGTTCATTATCCTTTTCCCAGTTATTATTTTCTTTAACATACATAATCTTTCTAGACGGATCTGTACAATGAATTGGTCTATCAACAATGTCCATATTATTTAATCCTGTAACTACTAAATTAGCAAGCGTTTTAGTAAGGCCATTTTCAATCGTATTGTCGTATGTTTCATTTGTAATAGGTAATGAATTGATAAAATCCGTTAAATTCATTGCATTTTTACAATGTTCGTTTAAAAACATATTAATATTAAATTGGTTATTTGTTGTATTGTGGTTTGTAATGGTATTATGACTATTGGTTGTACCATTTTGTAAATGTGGAATTATATCTAGAAACGATTTTTGAAATTCCTTATTTTCTTTCATCATCAATACTAATATTTCTTTGAAATCAGAATTACTTATATTATGGGCAGTCGTCTCATCTGTTCCAACTACAACTTCATCCTTTTCTTTATTTACATTATGGTCGATCATATGGTCTCCATTAAACAATGGACATTTCTTTTTGTGATGATATAATGTAGATGAATGCTTATACTCCTTTCCACAAATACACGAATATACTTTGGGTTCAGCTTTTGATGTAGGATTTTGTAGGATTTTGTGTTTAGCTGTGGATAAGTGTTTACTATATTCACTATTTTTATTACATTTATAGTCACATTTTTCACAAAAAAATTTATAGGAGATTTTTGGAGATTTATATGTAGGAAACATTCCTATATATAATCCTATACATAAAATCTCCTAAATTTATACTCAGAAATGTTGAATTTTTACAGTAACAAATGGATAATTAAAAAATATGGATTCAGAGCATTATGGTCTAAATCACTTTTTCACATTTTTTTCAATTCTATTTTCCATATTTGAAAAATCAACATAAATTCTTGTGTGTTTTTTTGAAAAGTCAAATGAAGTATAGAAAAAAAGTGAAAAGTGAAATTACCTACATGTATCGTATACAGAGCTCTTTTTTTAGACGAAATATCCCCCTTCATATGTAGTGAAGTACCTACATATTCTAAGACCAACATTTTGTATATATGAGTGTTTAATCACCTACATGTCTAGGGTAAATTCAATATTTTATCCTCGTTTTTATCGAAATCCAAAAATCAGAAATGCCGTCACTGTATTATGGCGATAAAAATAGGTGTTAAAATGCGTGTTTTATTTATCGAGGAATTATGTGAAATTCATGTTTGAAATATACATTAACAAAATATCGAGGATGTTTTGTTAATATTATTGTTTATTGGATGAAAAGATTCGGTTTATTATTTCTTCGTTTTTCTTGTTTTCTTCGTTTTTCTTGTTTTCTTCGTTTTTCTTGTTTTCTTCGTTTTTCTTGTTTTCTTCGTTTTTCTTGTTTTCTTCGTTTTTCTAGGATATGTAGATTTAGTTCCACCATTTTGGACTGCTACTTTATTTTGATCCATATTCTCGGTAAGAATATCATTGGATATTTTATTTTCGTCGTTTGCCTGAACTGGATTTAAATCGTCTAACGGCATTACCTTTAATTTGGTCTCTATAATATCAAATAAATTTTTATTCATTTTTGCATCTTCACTCCAGTGTTCAGTATTATTTGTTATTTTACCAAACATGCCTTTTTTCTCATACTTAATTTCTTCTATTACTCTTATGGGAACTAAATCATAAAAAATATCTTTAAATTCAAATGATTTTGGCTTATCGTCCTTTTTATAGCTACCTACAATAATTCTACACATAGTATCTCCTTTCTCGTTGCGATGGATTTCTGCGTTTTTTGTTTTAACTTTTGATGGCATTGCCGATGAAAAAAATTCGGATACAGGTACTGCAGTTACAAAATTAATGTATAAATATTCTGTATGTGATAATGGATTTGGTATAGTCGATAATCGACCAGGTCGTACATCTTGACAACCAATATTTGTTGTATAATCTATACCACCTAATCCTGCTTTCTTACGAGCAGTAAAGCATGCTATATTAACCTCTTTACGTTTGTTATCATCATGGCTACACGGATGTTCATAGTCACCTTTTGATAATCCAGTAACCGGATCGGACGGAACTACTAATCTGTAATAATATATTGTCTTAGTATTTGATGTAGATTTTTCGCAAAACGACTGGGCGGCGTTTTTATCAAATACGCGAGGGGATGCAACTGATATACAATATACTTCTTTTTTGAATTTATTAAATATAGAAGGATAATGTTTTTCAATAATTTTTTGACGCCCAGGATCTGCCCATTTTCGAGCAAATAATGTACATAACCCCCCACCAAGTGAATGACCTGTTGTATATACATCTATTTTATCATCTTTGTCTACTGCGTATTTGTTATACAAGTATACCATGCTACCACATATTGTGTGATATACATCATTAAGAATTTTTTGTATACCTTTTAATACTCCAAGGTTAATATACGTGTTATTGTCATTAATTTTTTCAAATACAGATCCCATTAGACTGTTTGGTTTTGTATAAGAACCAGCAGATTTTGCACTGTATGTTCCTCTAAATATCACAAACATACAAGTGGGTTTTGTTGTATCATATAAAATATAAGTTCCAGCATAATTTGATGTAGATATAGATATGTAAGCCACATTTCCATTTACACCCTCTGTTGCGTTTAGGTCTTGTTTATAAAAATCAATACATGTTTCCGGTTTATCGTATATCGTTTTTGTTATGTCATTTATTTTTGACGATATATCAGATATGTATAACCCACTAACCTTATCGGAAGGTTTCTTATTGGTAATTCTAATTGGTATATTATTTATACTCTCCATATTTGATTTAAAAGCTTCCACCGCTACCTCATTCAAAGTTTTTGTATTACCCTCACCAACTTTCAAATTCATTATCTGTAAATAACTGGATAAAAAACAGTTACTGGTAAAATATGCTAATCTAGACAATATAGTACAATAGTATACTATAAATGGTATACTATTTTCATACGGATTATTACTGTCACCACCATTTTGTCTACTATTGTTTTCAACAACTAATTTATTCAACATGTCCTCTATATTATATTATATTATATTATATTATGCTATTTAAATTTATCCTGAATCTTTTGCATAATGTCACTATTATAGATACCAACTGGCTTGTAATTTTTGGTTGAATTGTATTCTTTTGTTGCACTATTACTATTACTACTACTACTACTACTACTCACACCCGCCTTGTGTTTAGTAAATAAAATATCATCTGGATTTTCTGGTTCTGTGGAAGAGCTATTTTCTATTTGTGGGTTCGAATTCACTAAATTCCCATATCCATCTATTGTGGTACCAGTTTGTTTTTTATATTCTTGTCTTACATATCCTGGAATCCAATGAGCCCAACTAATAAAAACAAGGTTTGGATGGGTATAACGCACTACAAAATCATTTTCTCTTAATTTCCTAAGAATATAATCAGTACACTCACCTACATTGTATCTAGAAATTCCAATCATCATTTCTGGAATTAAATACCAACAAAATTGTTCTTTCCCTTGTTGAACACGAGAAGTCTGTTTTATTCTCTCATGGATACGATTTAATATTTTATTATAAAGTTGGAGCTTATTTTCTGATATTTCTCTCTTCTTCTCGAACAAATCGTCTAGGTTGATTTTGTCATTAAGATTATCGTCGTCTGACAAAGTAAATATATTCATAATTCTATATTAATGTTTTATCAGAAAAAAAGTTTTAAAAATATACGATTATAATAATTAATGATAGAACATATAGTAATTAATGGAGGTGGACCCACCGGATTAATAAGTTATGGTGCTTTAAAACATTTATTTGAGCAGGAATTTTTACATATGGACAATATAAAGTCAATATATGGTACCTCTATTGGGGGTATCGTTGGGGCAATTCTCTCGTTAAAATACGAATGGAATACACTAGATGATTATTTTATAAAACGACCATGGGAAAAGGTATTCAAAATAGAACCTGATAATATATTTGAAATGTATTATAGTAAAGGTATATTTCAATTCAGTATCGTGAATGAAATAATGAAGCATTTATTAACGGCGAAGGATTTATCAGAATCTATTACACTTAGTGAATTTTACGAATTTACAAAGATTGAACATCATTTTTTCACAGTCGAGATGAATTCTTTTAAAAAAGTGGATTTAAACCATATATCACATCCTGATTTGTCATTAATAACTGCCTTAGAAATGTCGAGTGCTGTACCTATATTATGTAAACCTGTCTTTATAGAGGACAATTGTTATATTGATGGTGGACTTTTTGATAATTATCCCATAAACGAATGTTTGCTAAATGAAAAATGTACAGAGGAACAAATACTAGGTATTTGCAATAAATGGACACATGATGAATTACGTGCAAGTGAGAGTATGAATTTGTTTCAATATTTGCAGGTTTCGGTACAACAAATAGTGAAATATGTTCAGAAAAGGGATGAAGCCGGATCCATTAGATATGAAGTGAAATGTATATGTGATGAAAAAATATCAGAGGCTTCAAACTGGATTGAATATATGACTGACAGAGAGAAAAGAATGGAATTAATTAAGTCTGGTAAAAACCATGCCGAAATATTTCTTGAGTATGAAAAGGAGTTAACCCAAAGTACTGTTTAAAAATTCGGTTAGGTGTTCTACACTGGGTTTTGCATCGTATTCAATAACTTGATTGTCCTTTAACATTTTAATGGTTGGATAACCTTCGACCTTGTATTTGTCAGCCATTCCTGGGTTTTCTTCTCCATTCACCTCAACAAAAGTTAGTTTATGTCCATTAAATTGTTTGCCATTGTACTTCTCTTTTAATTCTTCCCAAATAGGCATTGCCTTTTTGCTATGAGGACACCATTCTACCGTGAAAATAATTATCTCTACATCAGAACCACTGTTTTCGCTAGTTCCTTCACCATCGCCACTTTCTCCTTCGGTCATGTCTACTGGAAATTCCCTGTTCGCAATGTAATTGGGACTAAGAACACCAACAACATATTTATTATAAACAAACACTGCTACAAATAAAAACAGTAGTATTGCCACTAATATCATCCAAAATTTAGAACTACTTAATAAACTATACGAGGAGGTTTGAATTGATTCCATCATTATATATATTAAATTATAGATTAAACATCGCAATTAAAAACGAATAAGGTTCTGTATGAAAAGTTTTTTCTCTAAATAATGTAATATAAATGCACTCTCGTAAAAGTAAAAGTAATTCAAAAACTAAAACTAAAACTAAAAAAAGAGTATTTACCAAAAAAGATTATGGTGCCCCAGACGGCATGCAAACATATGCATGGGGACCTGCATTGTGGCATTCACTCCATATGATGAGTTTTAATTATCCAGTTGAACCTACATTGGAACAAAAAAAACATTATCGCAACTTCATGATGAATTTGGTTAATGTTTTACCATGTAGATATTGTAGAGAGAATTTGAAAAAAAACTACAGGGCATTTCCTTTAACTATGAATTGTATGAAAGATCGAAATCATTTTTCTAGATATGTATATCAGTTACATGAACGAATTAATAAAAATTTAGGAAAAGATTCTGGGTTATCTTATTGTGATGTGAGGGAACGTTATGAACATTTTAGGGCTAGATGTACAGAAGAAAAGCCAAAAATGTTTCATTTTAAGAAAACGCAAAAAAATAAAAAAGAAAAGGGTTGCACTGAACCTTTATATGGAAAAAAAGCAAGATGTATAATAAAAATTGTCCCAAAAGAATCGAAATGTAAAACTTTTCAAATGGATAATAAGTGTAAAACTTTTCAAATGAATAATAAATATAAAAAATCAAAAGAATAAATATTTATAAAAAATATAATATATATTTATTTTATAATGGATAATTTAACAGAAGGTCAAGAGACGGCTTTAACAAACTTAGAGGAAGCTGTTAAAAATGTCGTGGAAAATCAAGAACCATTCTTTGATACCTTACGAAGATCTGATCGTATAGCTGCAAATCCTAATTCTGAACTAGGATATCACCGTGATTTAGTAAAAGGAAAAGGAACATACTTTAATAGAGAAGGAAAAGTACCAGGCCCTAAAGGTGGACGAAAAAATAAAATGCGTGAAATGCGTGAAATGCGTAAAAGGCGTAAAATGAGTGGAGGTGGTATTTGTGAAGAGAATTGGAAAGTTAAAATAGCTGTGAATTCAGCAATAGTTTTAGGAGGTATGGCTGTTAGTGTAGCTACTGCATCAGTAGCAGCAACAGGATATGATGCTTTATTAAGATTTATGAGCGCGTTTGGTTTAGATACAGCAATATATCATAGTATTATTGCTGTTTATAAGATAGTACAAGCATCAAGCTTAGTAGCATATCAACTTGGTGTATCTGCGATTGATGTTGCAGGCACTAGTGCTAGTGCAGTAGCAATGGCAATACCTTCTACCGCACGTGCAACGGGAAGTATCTTGAAGGTAGGAGCTAATATAGCTCCATTTGTAGCTTTAGGAAGATACACTGGAACTGAAAATAGTGCATTAGATGAATTACAAAACATATATACTCAATTAGAACAGACATATGATACTTTGAAAGATGCTCCAGGAACAATAACTCGTTCTATGAGAATCAAACGAGACAAATTACAAACAAAAATGGCTGAGATTCAAAATATAATAAATCAATCTAAAACAGCAGTTTCGTCTGCAAGTGAGAAAGTTACTACAACAACTGAGACTGTTCAACAAGCTATTTGTAATGCTATTGATTCAATGATAGGTAGAACTGTAGATGTACAAACAACTATTCAACGCGCTTTAAACCCTTATTATGGTGATGTTAATATTCAAATTGCCTCAGGAGGAAAAAGAACAAGAAAATCAAAGAAAGCGAAGAAATCTAAGAAAGCCAAAAAATCTAAAAAGACAAAGAAAACAAAAAGAAGAAAAACAAGAAAACATTAAACCCATGGGTTTCTTTGAACTCGTTTTTCCTTAATAAATAATTCATGGATTAATTTCAGTTTTTCTTTGGTTAAAGGTTGTATAATAATCCGTGGTTCCGATTTTTTATACCCTAATAGCATATTATTTAATATAATTTTATTAAATAATATTTAATTACATTCCAAATTGACTAAAATCAGACATAACGGGACGAGGTAAATAATTGTTATTGGAGCTAGAATAGTTTGGCACCTTTTTACATTCAAATGCAGGTTCTGGGCACCTGGCACATGGAGGACATGGTTGACATTTTTCTTGTCTAGGACAAACGGCTGCTTGGGGGCAAATTGGGCAAACAGGTGGAACAATTTCCGATTTTAAAATATACATATCTTGTTGTCCAGGTGGAATTTGAGACTGCGGGACACCTTCAGGTAAAGCAGATTCAGTAGTGGCACTATCTTGATTATCAGTAGATGTTTGTGATTCCATACCTTCCATGTAACTTCGTCCGCCTAAACATCCACATAATATTAGACCTAATAACAATATGAGAAATAAATGTATCTTTTGAAGTTTCATTATATAATATAGTTGTAGAAAATTTAAAAACATAAAAATTGAAATGAATATACTGGATATATTCATTATAACAAACTAATAATAAGAAATGCCCAGAATTAAGCAAGAACCACTAACACACTTCTATAACAATGGAGAATATACTCATGAGATTGGGGTAGATGAAGCTGGTCGCGGACCCTTATTTGGACGCGTATATACTGCGGCCGTTATTTTACCTAAAGATGATACCTTTAAATACCATGATTTAAAAGACAGTAAGAAATTTACAAGTGAAAAAAAAATAAATGAAGTAGCACAATACATAAGGGACAATGCAATTGCTTGGAGTGTTACTTACAATGATGAAAAAACTATTGATAATATAAATATTCGACAAGCGGTGCTAAATAGCATGCATCAAAGTATAAAAAATACCATCTCATCTTGTGATGCCAAATTGGAAGACGATTATTATGGTAATGATAAATTAAAATATTTCCTATTGGTAGATGGTAACGACTTTAAACCATACATGACTTTCAAAAATGATGAATATTTACAAGTACCATATACATGTATCAAGGGGGGTGATAATAAGTACTGTTCTATTGCGGCAGCATCTATATTGGCCAAAACAGAGCGTGATAAATATATATTGGAATTGTGTGAAGAACATCCTGAATTGAAAGAATTATATCATCTTGACAAAAATAAGGGTTATGGAACGGCTCTTCATATGGAGGGAATAAAAAATAATGGAATTAGTCAGTGGCATCGCAAATCATATGGACCATGTAAACAGTATAGTTAAAAGTAAATAAATATATGTAAAACAAACAACCTATTCAAAATCGTATTCATTAAACTCCTTCATAAAACTAGTCACAAATGGTTCATCTTTACAATTTTGAATATCAAAGAAGGTTTTTTTATCACCAAGCACAATAAGATTTTTTGCTGCCCGAGATATAGCCGTATAGGCTAGTTTTAAACGATTTGTTCCCCATGATAGACTACTATGAACAGATGAAGCTATAAAAACAACGACATCTTTCTGACTACCTTGATATTTATGAACGGTATTACAGTAATTTAATGTGAATTTATCTTTGATGTCACATACAGGCACCTCTTCCATTGGTGTTTGTTCATCATCGTAATACACCATAGCTACATTTTCCCTATAATATTTATTTGTCTTTGGATTATTTTTAAGTATTTCTTTAAAGAACATTTTACCGGTATCACCATTTACACGAATAACATCATCGTCGTATTTATTCTCAGTTCGCATGACATAATCACCTTCTTTAAAAAACCCATGCGCATAATGATTGTCATAATTATATACATAATTCTGTAATAGTTTATTCATTTCAAATACACCAGGTGCTTTATTATTTTCTGGTGTAATGAATACAACATTTTCCTTTCCATATTTATTAACTATATCTTTACAAATCTTAATTGTTTTATTGTTATCGTTAAAATCGTGTTCTGTAAATATTGTTGAATTGTTATCAAAATCACGAATTGACAATTTTTTTTTATTAATTTTAATGATGCAATCTTTTAACTTTCCCGTATCTTGTCGTTTAATCTCCGTTAAATAAACAGTATTAATTAACTCCGAATTAATAATTGACTCAAATGGCCTACCATTTCCAACAGGTGGTAATTGGTTTATATCACCACATAATACAAGACTACAGTTATCAAAATATTCACAAGCCTTTAATAGTTTATTAAACATGAATATATTTACCATAGAAGTTTCGTCAACTATAATTTTATTAATGTATTGAGGGTATTTTTTGTCACTATCATTATCACAATCGTCGATTTCCTTTTCAATTTTCGGAAATGTATTTAATAGACATTTATGTAATGTTCCACAAATATTATTAGTTCTAATATTTTTACATTTATCTGTTAATCCTTTAAGGGCTTTACCAGTAGGAGCCATTAAACTTATATTATATGCGAATCCGCTAATATCGCTTTTCCTATTAAACCATTCGATAGTTGCCTCGGTTATAGTGCTTTTACCTGTACCAGGTGGACCAGTAATATTACATAAGTTATATATAACTGAATATTTAATAGCCGTGATTTGCTCACCAGTTAATTTAAATGATTTATCACTAGACGATTTATTCTTTTCAAAGTCTTTAATAAATTGGTCGAATTCATTTTCATCAATTGTTTCATTATTATTATTATTATCATAATACATATTTAATAATTTATCTCCAATCTCCTTTTCAATTTCTACAAATTCTTTAATGCCATATAAATATTTATATGTTTTATGCTCAATAAGTAACCCATTTAATATATTAAGATAAGTATTATATTTTGTATCCAATATTTCATTCTCTTCACAAAACTTACGAAGTAAATAATACCAACCTTGCTTAAATGGTCTATCGAAATTTTCCTTGTATTTATTTTTTGAGTCAGGATGACTTTTAATTTTGTAAAAACTACCATTATTATCTTGTAATGCAAATATTGACCATTTTTGCACTAATAGTTCATCTGTGAATGGAATATTTAATTCCTTTAGAATACGATATGCCTGAGTAAATTTAATAGGAGAATGTTGAATTTGGATTAAATCAAGAGGATTGTCAATAATATTTTTAATTAAATATCGACTATGCTTTTCAAATAACAAAGTATCAATAATTCCTTCAAATGTCTTAAATGATATTTTTGAAGTGTAGTCTTTGAACCAAGTAATAATATGTAATATTGTATCCTCAAATGTGTTTTTATCAGTATAATTATAATAAGTATTATTTTTTAATTCGTTAAGTTCATTTTTAAATAAAGTAATATTGTCGACTATAGATATTTCAGTATACTGGCTATTTTGTTTTATAATTCGTTCTAATTTTTTAATATATTCATCTTTTAATTTACTAGCACGTTCTTCATTCTTTTTATTTTTTTCTATTTGTAAATTTAATTTTCGCAAATCTTTACAACTAGGAATGGTTTTGCTACATGATGTTTCATTAGTTGACACAACAGGTGATACATAAGCAAATGATTTGAATATTTGTTGTTGTGCTTGTGCCATTATGATGGCTTATATTACGGTAATATTTGAATATGTGTTTCAAAGAAAATAAACTTCAATTATTTTAAAAAATTGAAGTTTATGGTAATTATATAGGATAAGTAAACAAACTATATCAAAAAAGAATGAAGGTTCTAGTATTTGACACAGAAACTAGTGGATTGCCCACCGAAAAAAATGCATCAATCTATAAGACAAATGTATGGCCTCATATAGTTCAATTGTCTTATATAGTATACGACACTGAGCATAATGAATTGGTTGGACTAGAAGATGATTATATAAATATACCTAATACAGTAATAATGGAACCCGAAAGTGTAAAGGTTCATAATATAACAAGCGAGCAGTTGAGAAATGGTATTACAATTGTAGAAGCATTGGAAAAATTCAATAAACATGCCGATAAAGTGGACCTGATAATAGCCCACAATGTATCATTTGATAAGAGAATGATTATGGTAGAAGGAATTAGAAACAAAATAAAAATGAATATTGCCGATACTTATTGCACAATGAAAAATAGTATTAATCTATGTAAAATCGAAAGAAGTTGGCCAAATGGGGACAAATATTTAAAGTATCCAAAACTAAGTGAATTGTATGTCTATTTGTTTAACACAGAACCAAAAAACACACACAATGCGCTAGTCGATATTCTCATTTGTATGCGATGCTTTTGTAAAATGGAAATGAATATTGATATTTATGAAAAAAATAGAACGATTCAAATGATGATGAAAGAAGCTCTCAGTTAAACGAATATTTGGTTAAGCTGAGCACATTTCACATATTTCGGGTTCTTGCTCATCTTCTTGAGCATTTTTTTTCGTTGGTTCAACTGTGAATTGTTGGGCTTGATGTCTAGCTTTGCGTCTTAAATAATACATACCTGTTTTTAATCCAGATTCCCAGGAATAAAAATGCATTGAAGTCAATATTTTATAATTTGGTTCTTCGACCCACAAATTAAGACTCTGGCTTTGACAAATAAACGCCCCTCTATCCTTTGCCATATCAATTACATGTTTCATAGGTATTTCCCAAACAATTTTATATTTATCCCTTACTTCTTTTGGTATTACTTGAATTTGTTGGATACTACCATTATTAGCGATAATATTATTCTTAATATCTTCACTCCATATTTTCAAATCAATCAATTCACGCATTAAATATTTATTTACCATGATAAACTCACCAGCAATAGTTCTTCTAGTATATATATTACTAGTAAATGGTTCAAAACATTCATTATTTCCTAATATTTGAGCTGTACTCGCAGTAGGCATGGGTGCTAATAAAAGGGAGTTTCGAATACCATATTTTATGATTGATTCCTTTAATATTGACCAATCATATCTATCGGAAGGTGTAACATTCCACATATCAAATTGGAACACACCTTTGCTAATTGGGGAACCATCAAATGAACTATAAGCACCACGATGAGACTTAGATAACATATGCTTTTCATATTCATTTAACATATATGATAGTTTTACATGTTGTTCAATATCTAGATTATCAGAAAAATCGTCATGTTCATTTAATGGAAGTAGTGTTATAGAACGTTCTTTAGCAATTTCCATAGACTGTTCAAGTGCACCATGATAAATCGTTTCAAATATAAGTTTATTTACAACCTTTGCATTATCACTATGAAATGGTATATTCATTAAAGCAAATACATCTGCTAAACCTTGTACACCAATGCCAATAGGACGGTGACGCATATTACTTGTTTTTGTTTTTTCAGTTGGATAAAAATTGATATCGATGACTTTGTTTAGATTTTCAGTGACAACTTTGGAAACCTCGTGTAATTTACCATAATCAAAAGTCTTGTCATTTTTCACGAAGTTAGACAAGGATATACTTGCTAAATTACAAACAGCGGTTTCTTTATCATCACTATATTCTATAATCTCTGTGCATAAATTGGATGATTTTATAGTACCTAGATTTTTTTGATTTGATTTTTTGTTTGCAGCGTCTTTGTAAAGTAGATAAGGTGTACCTGTTTCCATTTGACTATCCATAATTTTAAACCATAAATCGCGAGCCTTGATGGTTTTTCGACCCTTATTTTCACTCTCATATTTCATATATAATTCATCAAACATATCACCATAAACATCAGATAATCCTGGACATTCATCTGGACACATAAGAGTCCAAGTACCATTTTCTTTGACACGCTGCATAAACAAGTCTGGTGTCCAAAGAGCATAAAATAGATCTCTTGCTCTCATTTCTTCATCTCCATGATTTTTCTTTAAATCAAGAAAATCAATAATATCTGCATGCCATGGTTCCAGATAAATAGCAAAACTACCATTTCGTTTTCCAGACTGGTTTACATATCTAGCTGTTGTATTGTATACACGAAGCATTGGGACTAAGCCATCTGTTTTTCCGTTTGTTCCTCGAATGAAACTACCCGATGCTCTAATGTTATGAATATGTAATCA